AATTCTTTTACTTGATATCCACTTTCATACTTCTCTTTTAATTGTATTTCTTGCTCTATAGTTAGTTTTCTTTTACACATATATAACGCCTCCGTAAACTTGACTGCTAATTACCCATTTCTATAGTATATGGATTTATATATACTATATACCACTTAGCACGATTAGTCAATCGCTTTTATTTCAGCTTATGGCATCTGAATGATTTTTTCTGAATTTCTTCCACATTCACACTGTACCTTTCGATATATGTTGTAGTTCATTCAGCTTTAGGGAGTCCTAGCAATTTCGGAAGTTTTCAGCACACACTTTACATGTATACTGCACCCAATCTTTTAAATTGATGACCTTTATTGAATCCATATATAAGCATACTCGCCCAAATACTGTCTGTTTGTTCTTTTGTCAGCCCCTCAGATTTACAACCCTTATAAAAGTCTTTTTTCATTTGTTCGATTATTGGAACATATTCCGGCTTTGTAAGGTTTTCTTGCTTCTTCATAATCTTTAACATATCAAAACTTTGCTGTTCTGTAAGGTGTCCAACTTTTTGTGCAACTTCTGTGGTCTGTTCCTGATACAACATAGTACCATAAGTTTCTTTTGTGTATTTGTAATATGGCGTTGTTGTATCAACTTTTCCTGACAGTTTGTTATACGCATATGTTTCATGCATTTTCAACTGTAGCGGCGCAGGTCTGTTTAATGCATTTACGGCAATTACATCTTCCACACAATCACAATGTATCATAGACAGAATTTTCTTTGGTGTTGATTTTTCCATCTGAAAAATGCCATCTGTATGACCATTTCTAAACGCTCCCAAAACAAGCGTGTCTTCTATTTCTTCGTCTGTTACAATATGATTTGTCAGATGTTCCAATTCACGCATTTCTGATTCTGTCTTAAGTCCTAACATATCAAACTTTACGCAATTAATATGTTCCAAGTCGTCTTTATCATAACAACTACTTAATGCACCTGTTTTTCTGTCTCGCATTATAATACAAGTATAATCAGATATATCAGTTCCAACAACTGCAACTCCTGCGGCATGTTTTCCAAGGTATTTGATTTTTCCATACATCTTCGAAAAGTGTTTTATAATGTTATCGTATCTATCATTCAATACTTGCGTTCTCATATCCTGTAATAATGCTTTCATGTTCAGTTCATCATCAAAAACATAACTTCTAATATATGCTTTGATTTCTGCTATTGTTCTTTTATTCTCGCTTGCTTCATATTCATCTACTTCTTTTGTTGTTTTAAGTCCACACACGCTTGCAAGGTCATTCACAAGATTATCAATATCATACATTCCATAAGAACATATCTGTATAGCCTTACCTTTGTATTTTTTGATAACGTAATCAATAACTTCCTGTCGCCTACTTGTTTCAAAATCACAATCAATATCCGGCAGTGTTTTCTTTTCCTTACGCATGAACCTGTTAAAATCCAATTTATACTTGATGCTATCAACATTAGTAATTCCAATCGCATAAGCTATCAAGCAATTACATACAGAACCACGACCACCGCCAACAGCAATACCATTATTTTTCGCCCACATAACATAATCACGCACAATCAAAAAGTAATCTTCAAAACCATGATAGCTGATAACTTCCAGTTCTTTCTTACATCTGCTCAAATATGTTTTATTATACTTCCCTTTTTGTTTTAGTCCTTTTACAATCAATCGTTGTAGTTCTTTTCTACTATTTTCAAGTCCTAAGTCAGGTAGCTCTAATTCCAATCCTTCAAGAATGTTATCTTCAATCTTGTTATATATTTCTTTCATATTGTCCACAAACATTTCTGCAATCTGCATAGCGTTTTTAAACTTTGTTTTATACATTTTTGCAAATCTATCTGTGATTTCATATTCACTCGGCATATATCTTTCGCCATATGTATTTTTAACGTCTAACGTTGTCTTTCCAATTTCATGCATTTTACAATATGTGTCAAAATCTTCTTTTCTTCCATAATGGCTGTCAGATGTAAGAATGCATTTGATATGTTTTTCTCTTGCCATTGCCATTAAGACATAATCAACTTTTTGTTGTGTTCCGTCATTGTCAATTTTATATGGCTGTATTTCAATATATAAATCCTTCTTGAATATTGATTTGAATTTGTCCAACAACTTACTAGCCGTTTTTCTGTTACCATTTTTAATAGCTTGTGAAGTTGCTGATGCTATACAGGCAGTCGTGCAAATAAGCCCTTCACTATATTTTTCTAACAGCTTGAAATCAACGATTGGCTTATAATAAAACTGTTCTGTGTTTGCAACTGTCATTATATGACAGAGGTTTTGATAACCTTTTAAATTCTTTGCAAACAGGTTTAAATGATATCTATGCTTGCCTGGCTGTTCCTTCTTAAATACAGGCTGAAAATATACTTCACAACCCATTACGGGCTTTATGCCTACTTCGTTACACGCATGATAATGTTTTACCAAGCCACTAATCGAACCATGATTACTAATTCCTAATGCCTTGTACCCAAGTTCTTTTGCTACCACTGCCAATTGTTCCGGCTTTCCGAATCCATCAAATAATGAATATTCATCATGTCGGTGCATATCGAAAAAAATTCCCATATTCAATTTTTCTCCCTTCAACTATGATATTCTCTTGTCACTTATTATTATACTAAAAAAGAGGGGTAATGTCAACCCCTCAATTTGTTTTATTCCTCGTTTTCTTCCCACTCGTCCTCTTCATCATCAGACCAATCATCATTGCTGTCTTCTTCGTCTGCTTCTTCTAACAGGTCGATATAATATTCTTTTGACTTTTTCGGCTTACAATCAATATCCCTTTCTTTACACAGCTTGTATAATTCCTGTGGCTTCATGCTGTCATAATCGTTTTCCTGTTCTTCTTCGTCTTCTTCCCAGTCATTTTCTTCTTCCGGCTCTGGCTTTGTTTTCTTTTTTGTTGTAGGTTTTGTTCTTCCTTTTGTTTTGTTCTGTTTTGTTTCTTCCTCGTCTTCGTCCTCAAAATCTTCTGAGTTATCTGCCGGGTATGCTTTGTCAACATATTTCAGAATGGATGCATCAGACAGTGGCTTTACTTTTGTATTTCTGAATTTTGATTTATCTAACGGAATAACACTGAACGTTTTACCCTGTCCAGAACCTACTTGCTTGATTTCATAGTCTCTGTCACATAATGTTCCATAACTTTCATACATGGATGCCAATGAAGGAACTGGCGAACATTGATTTACTGCAAACATAAGAATTTTTACTTCTTTCGAATCATAATCATATACAGACCATGCATACATATTTCTTGTGCGTAAATTTTCATCCTCACAATACTGACATTCCCTACCGAATAATTCCTGACACGGAACATTTACACCCAACGCAAAACTATCATGAAAAGGCATTTCCATACCATCTTCTAAGTCTGTGAGAAAACGCACACGCACTTTTGTGTTCTCCTTAAAATACAGAAACTTTCCTTTACTGCTTCCAGACTTTGCAATTTCACTTTTGATGTTCGATAATTTAATTCTTCCCATTTCTATATTCTCCTTTTGTTTGTTTGCTATTTGTACGAAACATTTACTTTTGTATCTTCAAAAGCTACTGCGCTAAAATCTTTCATGTTAAACATCCAACCACCAAACTCTACCATGCAATGTGTAGCATCTCCCATGTATAATGTTTTGGTACACTGCGTAATTTTGTCAATTCTTTCTTTCAGCGTTTTTCTGATTTCATCAGCCACAAACAGTCCTAACTGCTTATTAAATACTTCTTCTGTTGTTTCACTCTGCTTTACGCCAGTCGCTTCCTCAAATCCTTCCACTAACACTTCGTACTCTTCGCTACCTTTATTATACTCCTCTCGAACAACCTTGTCAACCTGAAATCTTTCTCCTGATTTATGAACGAATGTTGCCGCTACAATAACTGAAATACTTAATTTCATAATTTCCTACTCCTTTTTGTTTTTAATATTTGTTTTTTTAATGTTCTTTCATCCATTTCCCCTGCATCTTTCACACCTTCTGGATATTGAAAACGAATAACATCAAAATATTTTTTCAACAGTTCTGTCCCTTTTTCTCCGCATTTATCATTATCTAGTACAGATACAACTGTTGTTATGTTTTTTTGTTTTAACTTCTTTACCTGTTCATCCGAAATATGCCATCCTAACAATGCACAACAGTTTTTTATATGCCCTCTTGTCTTTAAACTCAGATAGTCGAAAAAGCCCTCACATAGCCATACAACGCTTTTTTCTGAGTATGTACCACATAATGTATCACGCTTTCTAAAACCGTCATTATAGAGGTATTTGCGCTTCTGTTCGGTATGCTTATTTGTTGTCCTGCCAACCCATCCCTTGAATACTCCATTGTCAAGAATTGGAAAAACAAAAGGATATGCTATATTGTAATTTTTTCTGCAATCCACAACATTTAATGACTTTGCTGTAAATCCTCTTTTATTCATATAGTCAAGAATTTCCTTTTCATCCTTGCCTTTTACCGTATTCCAGTCAACAGAACGTAAACCATAGAAATAGTCTTTTGCTTCTATCAATGACTGTCTGTTATTCACTCTGCGCTTTTTTCTGTATTTTACATCAATTTGTTTTATCTCTTTGCTGTTTATAATTTGTTCGAGCAAAATACAACATTGTAATTCGTTTAGCTTTGGATTTGCAAGCATAACAAACTTTAACGCATCCCCATTTTGTCCGCATCCGAAACATAGAAAAGAACCATCTTCTAAGTTTATTCTCATACTAGGGTTTATATCATCGTGGAACGGACAAATAATATTAAATACTGAGGTTTCTATCTGTTCCATAATTCCATAATAAACTAATACTTTTGCAAGGTCTTTTCCAGTATATTTCCTTATCATATTGTTTTTTCTTCCGTGATACGGAAATAAGGCTCAGACATTCCTACTGCATAACATCCTCTGATTTCTTCTTGCTTTAACTTTCCAGTTTCATACATTGTATCAAGTTTTGTTTCGTCTAATGTTTCAGAAACATCAATGAACTTCTTAAACTTCTTCGGGTCAACTCCGCATTGTTTCAAATATCTTATTAACCCTGACATATCATTTATACTGTATTGTTTGTTTACAACTAATTTGAACTTTTCTTTAGACAACTTCTTTTTTAATGCTTCCAAGTCCCATGTGATTTTTTTTCTTCTTACTTTTGTTACAGTAACCGTTACTGGACTGCTATAGAAATCCATGCCGTTGTCCAACTTTACTGTGAAACTGTTTTCTCCATTTTTCAAGTTTGAAAACATCCAGTTACTAATACACAACTGTTCTTTTTTTCTTACATCATCGTAGTACTTGTCGAACTTCTTTTTGTCCTGCTGTGCTTTGTATAACTTCTGCACACTTTCTTTAATTTGTTCTACCGCTTTCATGGCTTGCCCTTCTTTCTCTCTGCTGTTTCATATATTTTCTGATATCATTTGGATAACTTGATTCCGGTGTATCTTCTCTGATATACAGTAATTCTTCGAAAGTCAGTTCCATGATAGCTTTCATCGGCGTTTCCACTCTTACTAACTTTTTGTTTCTGTTTACACCAATGACTTTTGCTGTTCTCAACTTCTTATAAACGTTTCCATCTTTTGCTTCTACATAATGAATAAACACTACAAATGAACCAACCTTTAACATATTATCATAAACATATGTCTGTTTTTCATGTCCGTATTTTGTTTCAATTTCCTGCAATGTCGTTGCAAATTTAATGTAATCTGAATCACCCGGTACAGGTCTTTTGTTTTCTTCTTCTTTTGTTTCAATACCCTCCTGTTTTGCGGCTTCTTTATTTTCCTGTGTGAGTGGTTCATCCCACACTTCTTCTTCATCTGATACAACAGAAACTTTATTTGCAAGATTCTCAAAATCTTTTACTGGGTCTTCTGTTTTTGTTTCCTCTGTTATATCTTTTAATGTTACAAGTCTGTCAATGAGCTCTGCTTTGTTGAACTTATGACCTTTGCTTTCTAATGTAAGACCATGCTCTTTTGTCAGCTTTTTTAACTCTGCTACTTTCATTGCTTCTAAGTCTGTTCTTTTCATGTTTTGTTTTCTCCTTTTTCTTTGTTTACTTTTGTTTTCTTGTTTCTGATTATATCTTATCATACTAGATTCTGTTTGTCAACACCTAAATTCCCATGATAAATAAAACAATGAATCTAATAAGAAATGGGATTGACAACACACAAAGCGTTGCAAAACCTATTTCAAGTTCTTCTTTTGTGATGCCCCATTCTTTCCAGAACATTTTTAACTTTTTCATGTTTTCCTCCTAACCTGTTTTTATTATACCACTCAACACTTTTAATGTCAAGTGGTATTTTATTTTTTTATTTTGTTTCAAGTTCTAAAACTTTTGCTACAAAGTCTGCATACATTTTGGAACGAGTGTTTTCTGTAATCATTCCCATATCACACAGGCAACGTAAATAACCACACATTCTATCTGTTGCTTCATGTACTTCTAATAAATCTCTTCTTACACCTGCATACATACTTTCTACTGTTTCCATCATTTTTTCATTCATCATTGTTTTGTTCTCCTTCACTTCTGTGTTTGTTTTCTTTATCTTGATTTAATTATACATCAAAGGGTTGAACTTGTCAATCCTCTATTTAATTTATTTTTAATAGCACATTGCTTTCACTTGTTTGAAATGTTCATTTGCTTCTGTAGGATTATTGAACCATTCATTTGATACGCAATAATCATGTATTTTTTCAATTGGTACGTTCTCCGGTTTATCTGCCCAAACCTGCACACCATATTCGTTTTCTTTGTTCATGCACTTGTCATATTTTCTTTGGATACATCTGATTGTGTAACCTGCAATCTCATAATCTTTAACTGTTTCAGATGAATGTTTTTCTGCAAACTCTTTTGCTTTTCTTCCTTCTTCTGCCCATATTCTATATTGTTCTTTACTATAAACTGGCTTTCTATATCTATACATTGTTTTATTCTCCTTCACATTTTATGTTGTTTCCTTGTTTCTGATATTATAATAACACATAACACATAGTATGTCAACAACTATTTTATATTTTT